CCCTTTCGGATTACCTGAATAACATGGCCTACTAAATACATCGGCGGCCACCTTTGTATGCAGTACACCCTACGTTAGTCAGCCTCTGCTAAGAATTGTAATGTTTGCATCTGTGAACAATGCTAATAATAGGAGATATTACAATGGCATTTGGAAGTGCAGTAGGTTGGACTAACCTACCAAACGGAAATTTTTCACCAGTAATCTACTCCAAACAGGTGCAACTTGCTTTCCGCAAGGCCGCTGTTTGTGAGGGAATTACTAATTCCGACTACTTCGGTGAAATCGCTAACATGGGCGATTCAGTGAAGATCATCAAAGAACCTGAGATTTCAGTTTCAGCATACCTTCGTGGTACAACAATCGTTCCACAAGCAATTGACGATGCTGACTTCTCACTGACAATCGACAGCGCAAACTACTTTGCATTCAAAGTCGATGACATTGAAGAGGCGCACAGCCACGTTAACTTCCAGTCTTTGGCAAGTGACCGTGCTGCATATCGTCTTGCTGACCAGTATGACCAAGATGTTCTTGGCTACTTGTCAGGTTACTCGCAGTCAGCCCTGCATGCAAATGCAGACACCGTGAACACAACTGTTAACGGTTCAAAGGCAAATACCGCTGCTGGTTCAGACGAATTGCTTGCAGCTAACAAGCTGGACGCATCTGACTTCAACGGCGGTGTTGCTGCTCAGTCAATTGGTATCGTGCCTCGTGCCGGTACTTCTGGCGTACCTTCAGCAACTGGTACTGCTAACCCACTGCAGATCATTGCACGTATGGCACGTAAGCTAGACGAGCAAAATGTTGACAGCCGTGGACGTTGGATTGTCATTGATCCAGTTCTGAAAGAAATCCTGATGGACGAAGAGTCACGTCTCCTTGACGCTGACTTCGGCGGTTCAGGCTTGCAGAACGGTTTGATCCTGAACAACCTGCATGGTTTCCGTGTGTACGTGTCTAACAACCTGCCAATTCTTGGTACTGGTCCATCAACTACTGGTGGTACTAACGCTACTAACTTTGGTGTGATTGTAGCTGGACATGACTCAGCGGTAGCTACTGCAGAGCAGATTAACAAGACAGAGACATACCGTGACCCTGACAGCTTTGCTGACATTGTTCGTGGCATGCATCTCTATGGTCGCAAGATTCTGCGTCCAGAGGCTCTTGTCAACGCTGTTTACAACCTCGCCTAGTGATAGGTATAGTAAGAGAGTGGGAAAACTGCTCTCTTACTTTTTTGTTTTAATTGGAGAATAAAAAATGTCTGCAAAATCTGATTACTTGGAGAACGCCATTCTGGACCACGTGCTTGGTACGTCAGCATTGTCTTCTTCAACTGTTTACATTTCATTATACACATCCGATCCGGGTGAAACTGATTCAGGTACAGAAGTGTCTGGCAATGGTTATGCAAGACTTACTGCTTCGTTTGGTGCAGCTAGTAGTGGTAGCGCATCTGGCCCAACATCTGTAACTGAATTTACTGCATCCGGTGGTGCATGGGGGACTGTTACACATTTTGGTATTCACGATGCAGTTTCTGCAGGCAATCTGATGTATTACGGTGCATTGACAGCATCTAAGACAATTGCTGATGGTGACACTCTACGTTTTGCCGTTAACAGCATTACCATAACAGAGGCTTAATATGGCCCTTACTATCGCTGATCGGATTAAAGAAACCACCACTACAACTGGCACGGGTACATATACTCTTGCTGGCGCAGCTGATGGTTTTGAATCCTTTGCTGAAATAGGCGATGGTAATACTACTTATTATGTGTGTACTGGCGGTGCTGACTTTGAAGTAGGAATAGGTACATACACAGCCTCTGGGACAACACTTGCTAGAACAACTATTTTGCAGTCTAGTAACGCTGATGCAGCGGTTAACTGGACGGCTGGCGACAAAACTATTTTCTGTACCGTTCCTGCTGAAAAGTACATCTTTCAAGACGCAAGCGGGAATACTGCTTTAGCTGGCGACCTGACCTTCGGCGACAACGACAAGGCCATTTTCGGTGCTGGGTCTGACTTGCAGATTTATCACGATGGTAGTGATAGCTATGTAAGAGATAATGGCACTGGTGATTTATATATCGAAGGGTCAGACGATATACGTTTCAGAACCACTTCTGGACAAACTTATGCAGTATTTAACGAAAATTCGTCAGTAAACCTTTATCACAATAATACCCTCAAGTTTGAAACCAGCGCCACAGGCGTGGATGTATTATCGACAGATGCTACTGTAAATTTCGTATCTAGTCGTGGGACAGGGGCAACCCATACAATTACTACTGGTGGTGCAAACAGCGGAAACTTTAATATTAACGCTGCTAGCGGTGGTGATATTTATATAAACGCTGAAAATAAAATATTTCGCAATGCTGCTGGCTCTAGTGAACATATGCGCATCGACAGCAGCGGTAATGTTGGCATTGGGACGAGTTCGCCTACTGAAGCCCTTGATGTAAGAGGTCAATCTGTTTTCGGAAGTGGCACAGATGGTGTCAAGCTAACCTACAGCGCAGGTAATAGCACAGGGATTATTGATACTGGCTTTACATCGACTGGGCTAGAATTTCGCATAGGAAACAGTTTTGCCGCAAAAATCGACAGCAGCGGAAACGTGGGCATTGGGACGAGTTCGCCTAGTTTTATTTTAGATGCCACAGGAGACGTAGACACTTGGGTTTCAAGAATTTATAATACTGGAAGTGATGCTAACGCACAGGGTTTGTTGGTTCGCAGTGATGCAACTGCGGCTCACGATGCGCTGGCTTTAGGAGTATATGCTGATAGCGGATACAAATTTGTTGTAAAAAGCAGCGGAAACGTAGACATCAATAGCGCGGGCATTACAACCAGTGCCGGTCTACAAGTTGAGTCTGCTGTCGCTAGTTCATCACCAATCGTAGCGAAAAGCGGAACATACGACACTGTATGGGGCGTATTACCGTGGAGTGGTGGAAAAACTTTCTTCTCCACTGGACTTTACTATGACAATGGTAGCTGGGTACACGCGTCAGACAACTCATACAACGCGTTGCTTGCTTTTAGTGGCGATGATGGTGGTCAGTGGTACGCTTCAGACAACAGCACAGGTTCGTGGAACATCGCTAGTAACCGCCCTCTCTGGAACAATGCAGGGCAGTGGAACGGCGATATCAATACAACCGCCGATATCAATGTTGGTTCTATGGAAATATCTTCAACCAATCCAACCATACGTCTTTTTGAAACTGACACAAGTAACCTAAATACCCAACTTCAGAACAACATTGGTAAATTTACAATTCTAACTACCAATGATGCTGCTACTTCTGGCTCAACTCGTTTTCAAGTAGACCATGCTACAGGCGACATTTTTTTCTACAGCAGTTCTGGTAACGCCGATCTTACTTGGGATGCGTCAAGCAGCAGCTTACTTATGTCTGACGCTGGGACGATCACAAAGGCATCTAAAGGTGGTGAGACCAGCAGTGTGTACATCGGCAAGGACGCTGGTAATAATTCGCCTTCAACATTTGCATCGTATAATACTTTTATAGGCAATTCGGCTGGTACAGCGGCTACAGGTAGTACCTACAGTACTTTTATCGGTGGTTTGTCTGGCGACTTTATAACTACTGGTGATGATCTTACAATGGTTGGTTATGAAACTGACGGAATGAATGGTACTGTTACCGATTCAGTTTGCATAGGTTATCGTGCTAGGGGAGGCTCTTATGGTGTAAGTGTAGGCCATTTATCTCAGTACAGTGGAAGTAGTGGAAGTCAATACTGCACAACTGTAGGTCGTGTGTCGGGTTACGACATGGATGGTGGAGATTACTGCGTTTTTGTTGGCTATCGATCAGGCTACGCTGGCGGCACTGGAAACGACAACGTAGGAATTGGCTCATACTCTGCGGATGCTTTAACTAGCGGTTATGACAATACATGTATGGGACATAGTGCTGGCGGTGCCATAACCACTGGTTACAATAATGTCTGCGTAGGACATACTTCTGGAACTAATATATCTTCTGGAAATACTATTGTCTGCGTAGGACATGATGCTGGAAGTACTTACGCAGGAAGTTCAAACTGTACTAATCTTGGAAATGGGGCAAACGCACCTGTTTCTTCGGCAACAAATACAATTACTCTTGGTAACAGTAGCATATCCAGTTTGAGGTGCAACACGACTTCAATATCAAGCCTGTCTGATGAGCGTGATAAGACGGCTATCGAAGACATACCATATGGATTAGATTTTATAAATGCAATGCGTCCTGTCGAATTTACTTGGAATAGGCGTGACGGCTCTATGGGTGCAACAAAAGATATTGGCTTTATTGCACAAGAGTTAGCAGAAGTTGAAATGGATTTTAGTTCAACTAACAGAACTAGAATGGTTTCATTTGACAACCCAGAAAAATGGGAGGCTGCTCCGAATAGAACTTACCCAATACTTATTAAAGCGGTACAAGAGTTATCCGCTAAATGCGAAGCCTTAGAAGCTAGAATACAACAACTGGAACAAGGAAATTAAAAATGGCTGTAAACGAATTGGAACGTGATTTCTTACGCATCTTGCATGAGTGTGACATGATCGAAAGTATAATCGCCGGATTAAAAATGGAAGATGCTACGGATGTTGAAAAAAAGCAATCCGTTGGCAATATTGTTATGAAGCTGGAAACAGATATGCTTGATGACAAGTGGGTGACGGCAGGTAAAGACTGCACTCGTATTAACGAAGTCATTGCTGCTGGACGCACTTACTGGAAGTCTTAGTTGTTTAGCTGTAGTAAAATAAATAGGATATAGATAGATGATTTCATCTGGTGCAATAAGTGCGTTTCCCCTATCCTCACTTGCATCAGGAACCTTTGATGCTTCTGCAAACATATCTGGTGCAGGTTCTGGTGCTGGCAGTGCAGTAGCTACACTTATAGTAAACGCATCTATCTCTGCTTTTGGTACTTCATCTGCAGTAGGCATAGGTTTACTTTCGGGTGATGTCCTTGTTTCTGGTTCTGCTACTGTATCTGGAGCATCTTTACGTGTAAGACCTGCAGCTACAAGTGTATTAGGTGCGGCAACAGCAACAGCAAGCCCTGTAAATGTAGCAGTTACTACGGCTAGTGTTTTAGGTGCAGGTACTACAACAAGTGTAGCAAATGCAATTACACCCGTTACTACAAACATTTCTGGTACTGCTACATCTGCACCAGCAGGTGGTTCGTTTGTAGGAAATCCGACAGAAACCATAAATGGCGTAGCTACAACTGTTGGTGTTAGCACTGTAAGACGATTACTTTCTGCAAGCGTACAAGGAAACGCCCAGATTACGGGTGGTGGTCTTCGGATTGCGGATGGGCATAGCACAGTAAACGGTGTAGCTACAACATCTATATTTACTATTCTGATACAAGGTGCGTTTGGAAACTTATCGGGATTAGCTAGTGGTTATGGTGCTGCTAGTCTATTTAATTATTACAATCTAAGAGATGCATACGATAGAAAACGCCTAGTATATATTGAAAGGCAGCTATCTTCAGTAGAAAGAACGGTTAATGTAGCCAATGTAGTACGCTTTGCCTGGATAGGAACCACAGATAACTCACAAGACAGGACTGTAATGGTTGAAAAACAAAGTAGGGTAGCGTATAGCGAACCGCAAACAACAGCATTTGAACGCACCGTAAGAGTAGCAGCATAGGAGTAAAATATGTCTTTTCGTTGGCCTAATAAAGACCCAGATGAATTGCTGGACTACAGTGTAGACTGGTCTAGGTTTCTTGGTACAGGTACTATTAGTAGCGTAGTATGGTATGTTAATAATGCTAGTGGAGTTAAGACTGTTCTTACGCCAACAGGAACAGTGCATAACTTACGCAGTGTATCACAGACTATTAGTAGCAATAACCAAATTGCAACAATCTATTTAGCAGATGGAACTAACAATATTCAGTATACCATTTTCTGTCAAATTTCAGATAACACAGGCAATATTGCAGAACGCAGTATCAAACTTAAAGTGAGAGAAAAATAATGGCATATGATTTTATAGGACTAGTAAATCAAATCAATCGTAGGCTTAATGAGGTAGAACTTACATCAATTAACTTTGCTACTGCTTCTGGTTTTTATGCACAGGCAAAGGATGCAGTAAATGCTTCTATTCGTGATATTAATCAATACGAATATAATTGGCCTTTTAATCATGTAGAAGAAGAAGATGTTCTTACTGCTAACATTACTCGTTACTCTTTTCCTTTTGACGCAAAGTTAATAAATTTTAATACTTTTAGAATTAAGGAGGATGCTACATTAGGCAACGATACAAAAAAACTAAAAGTCATTGCTTATGAAGACTATCTAAATAACTATATAGGTTATGAATATGATGCTAGTAATGCTTCTTCTGCTCTGCCTAATTTTGTGTTTCAATCACCCGCTGAAGAATATGGTTTAGTTCCACCGCCAGATAAAGCCTATACTGTAGTGTATGAATACTACCGCATTCCCGTAGACTTGATTTCAGACACGGATGTGCCTACTATTCCTGAAAGATTTATGCATGTTATTACCGATGGTGCCATGCACTACGCTCATTTGTTTAGAGGTAACACACAAGACGCATTAGTCTCTAAAGAAAAGTTCCAAGAAGGTATTAAGAATATGCGTTCAGTGTTGATTAATCGTTATGACTACGTGCGTTCTACTGCAATAGGAAGTCAAGCTAACTTTATTGTGCGAGTGTAAACAATTAACACTTGACAAATACGTTTAAATATGTAAAACTATAGTATAGGAATTAAGTAGAATGCCAGATTCATGGAATACATTTCCCATAGAATTTAAACAAGGGCTAATTACTAACCTCAGTCCACTGCAGCAAGGTATGAATCAACCGGGTAGCGCAAGAGTTCTACTTAATTTTGAGCCTTCGGTTGAAGGTGGTTATAGAAAAATTGAAGGGTTTGTAAAACACGACAACAATGCATTAGCTGGTTCAGGTATTATTCGTGGTATCACATACTATGGTGGTCGTGTATATGCAGCAAGAGGAGCAGAATTATATAGGTCATCTGGTAGCGGCTGGACACAAGTAACAAACAATGCTACTTTTTCTAGCGTTGGTATTAATTTAGGTGGTTCTGGTGTTGTTCGATTTGAAAAATATGATTTTGACGGTACTGAAAAATTATTTATTGTAGATGGTGCTAGTAGACCTTTTATATTTGATGGCAATGCAGGAACACTTACACAGCTATCTAGTTTAAGTGGTGACTTTACTGGGTGTGATTTTGTAGTACAGTTTGCAAATCATTTGTTTTTAGCTAACGGACAAAATTTATTTTTCTCTGCTCCGTATAAAGATACAGACTTTACCATAGCTACCGGCGGTGGTGTTATCAACATCACAGATGACATAACTGATCTAATCGTTTTTCGTGAGCAGTTAATTGTATTTGGTAAAACAGTTATTAAACGGGTTACTGGAAATAGTGTAGCAGATTTTCAGTTGCATGACATCTCTACTGACTTGGGTGCTATTCAACCTGATACAGCAAAAGAGGTTAGTGGTGACGTAGTATTCCTTGGACCGGATGGTATACGTACATTAGGTGCTACTGATAGAATTGGCGACTTTAATCTTGCTGTTTTATCAAAACCGATTCAGTCACAGGTTACTGACTTTGTTGATAACTCAAGTGCTTTTTGCTCTTTAGTAATTAGAAACAAAAGCCAGTATAGATTATTTGGTTATGCAAGTGGTATTTCAAATGCATCTAGTCTAGGTGTGATAGCATCACAAATAGGTGAAGGTCAGTTTGCTTGGGCAGAAACTCGTGGCATTAATGCACGTGTAAGTTTCAGTGAATATGTAGATGATGAAGAATTTATATATTTTGCTAATGATGATGGGTATGTATATAGATTAGAGCGTGGTTCTAGTTTTGATGGACAAAACATTCTTGCAACATTTGCTAGTCCTTTCCTGACTTTTCAAGACCCTAGACTACGTAAGACTTTTTATAAAGCACACTTATACACCGATCCAACAGGTTCAGTAGAAGTAGACTTTCAGTTAATACTTGACTTTGACAGGGCTAATACCGGCGTTGTTCAGCCAAACATCATACCGTTAGCTAATAACACTAGTAATTTTTCTAGGTTTGGATCACCATCAGCTACATATGGTACAGCAACATACGGTTCAGGAAACGTGGACAGCATACTGGAAACACAGATAATTGGGTCTGCATATAATGCATCAATAACATTAACATCTGATGATATTAATCCACCTTTTTCACTAGATGCTATTATTATTGAATTTGCAATAAACGGAAGAAAGTAATACTATGGCAGGTTATACCAGACAAGCAGCAGCTAATATTGTAGCTAATAATATTATTGATGCCAACGATTTTAATGATGAGTTTAACGCTATTGAAGCAGCCTTTAACGCATCAACAGGACATACCCACGATGGTACTGCAGCGGGCGGCGGGCGTATTCTTGAAATCGGACCAAATGGTGAGTTTAATGTATCTAGCACACAACTAGTACCGCTTACAAGTAATACAATTGATATTGGTTCTCTTGGTGCGCAGTATAAAGACTTGTACATTGATGGTAACGCTTACATTGATGGTTTTGCTGAAGATACTACTTTCCTACTAGCAAATAAAATTCAATTCCGTGATAACGCTCTGTACATTAACTCGTCTGTAGACGGTCAACTTGATATTGCTGCAGACGTAGAACTACAGATTGTTACGCCTCTTGTAGATTTAAATGGTGACTTAGATGTATCAGGTAGCATTACCGCAGGAACAACAATTGAAATTGGTGCATCCAGCGTAGACCAAACTGAACTGGGTATTCTTGATGGTGCAACTGTAACAACGGCAGAGTTAAACATCTTAGATGGTGTTACCGCTACTGCTAGCGAAATTAATATTTTAGATGGTGCAAACATCACTACTACAGAACTCAATATTCTGGACGGTAGTAATACTGCATCTGGTGTTACAATTAATACCGTAGACAGGCTTATTCTAAACGATAGCAGCGTAATGAAACAAGTTGCTATGTCTGACTTTGAGGATTACTTTGAAACGTATCTTGTTTCAATGCCTAACGTAACAACTGTAGGCGCACTTAATGCTGGCTCTATTACTAGTGGTTTTGGCAATATTGACACTGGCTCTTCTACTATTACCACTACAGGTGCGGCATCTCTTGGAAATACTTCTGTAGGAACACTTAATGCTAGTGGTGCTGCTACATTATCTTCTACCTTATCTGTAACCGGAAACTCTACACTGTCAGGTAACTTGACTGTACAGGGTAATACTACTATTGGTAACGCTGCATCAGACACAGTAACCTTTATTGCAGATGTATCTTCTAATATTATTCCTTCTATTACTAATACATATACACTTGGAGATAGTTCTAACTACTGGTCCAATGCATATATGCAAAGCATTAACACAACCAGTAATGTGGCTGTCGGCGGTAACTTAACTGTTACAGGCAACCTTACTGTTAACGGTTCTACTGCCACTGTCAACACAACCAACACAGTCGTAGCTGATTCTTTGATTGAACTAGGTAATGGTACATCCGGTTCACCTGTTAATGATGCTGGTATTGTTATTGAAAGAGGTTCATCAACTAATGCCTTTATTGGTTGGGATGAAAGCGTAGATAAGTTTGTAGTAGGCACTGGACCATTTAATGGTAGTAGTACAGGTAACTTGAATATTACTACAGGCACTTTGTTAGCTAATGTTGAAGGCACATTAGTAGGCGCAGTAAACTTATATACCTTTCAAATTAACGGAACAACAGTTACTGCTACAGCACCAGAGTTAAATAATTTAGACGGATTTACTGGTACAGTAACGGACCTTAACTATGCTAAAGACTTACGTGCAACAGGCGTGACCTCTACTGAATATGACTACCTTGACGGTGTTACAAGTAATATTCAAACACAAATAAATGGTTTGTCTAGTGCTATTGGTGGTGTCAGTACTGAACTTGTAAACGATACTACACCGCAGCTTGGCGGTCAACTTGACACTAATGGTCAGTCTATCAAGTTTGGTAACTGGACTATTCTGCTTGATGGTACTGACTTAGAGTTTAGGTATAATAACGTGGCTAAATTTAAAGTTGCTTCAGATGGTGACGTTACTGCTGCTGGTGACATAACTGCCGTTGGATCACCGTAATGGCACTGCAAACTTCAGGTCCAATATCATTATGGGATATCGCTACTGAAGCTGGTGATATACAAAGTGCTGCAACTCTGACACATTATTATAAGGGAGGTGTCTGGTTTCCAGCTACGATTGCCGAAGCTGTTACAGCTAGCAATCTTGGTGGCTCAAACTCAGCTAACGCCAGATCATCTGCCCAAAGCGGCATCAATCCACAGATAAATACTCTTAGTCGGCTTTACTCGCAGGCACTGTGGGGCGACAACGGTAGCACAATAAGTTTTGACAGAAATTTTACGGTAGACAAAACGGGTACATACAACTATTATGTAGCCTACTATATCGAGCAAGCAGTAAAGACTGCTACATTTACTTTTTATGTTAACGGCAGTCAAGTGGCTACACATAGTCTTACCGCCGGTCCCGGCAATGTTACCACATCGACTACCGGAACTTTATCAGTTACTGCTAATCAGGTAATAAGAGTAGCAGGAGGCGGTGGTTCAGCCGGATGGGCTGTTTGTAGGGTTTATATTGGTGGTAGCACGTACAACAACGCTAGTATAGACTCACCAGTAAATGCAAGTGTACCAACTTCAGGTACGATATCATTCACAGATTTCTATGGGGCAAGGAAAACCTAATGGATATGACAAGTTTAATAGATACTCTTATTGGTTTAATCCTATTTGGTTTTGGTTGGTGGGCTAATACCACCACTAAAGAGCAAAAACGTGTAGAGATTTTACTAAACAAAACACGTGAAGAATATGCTACACGTATGGAGTTGCGGGATGATATGCGGCAAGTAATGGAAGCCTTGCATCGTGTTGAAGATAAACTAGATAAGGTACTAAGTAGGGATTAAAAAATGGCAATGTTTAAAGCATTTAAACCTAGTGGCATGGAAAAGATAGCACGTGTTATGGGTTATCAAGGAAATATGCAAGGTTTTCAAGATTACGTCTCCCAAGACCCTATGCGTCAACAACAAATGCAGAACTATACTAATCAAGCAATTCAAATGGCTAAAGGTGGAGTGGTTAAAAAGTATCAAGAAGGTGGGTTAGAAACAGGATCAATAGACCCTCTTTCTGGTGCTGTTATAGATGCAGTAGCTGAAACTGTAGGCGATTCAACTACAACAGAGCAAACAGAACAACAACCTACGACACCAGCTATTGGAGACTATAGCGTAGACCAAATGTATAACCCCGCACTACCAACAGGCGGTCAGACAGTTGCAGCAACAACGCAGTATGATTCTACGCAAGATGTAGCAGCAGGTACAGGACAGCTTACTGGTCAGATAGCAGTGCCGACAGCTATGGCTGAAACAGCGCAGGCTGCTCCAGTAAATCAGACACACGCTAATACAATGCAAGCTGCACAAGCTGCTCCTGCGGTAGATGCCGCTATGAACGCCACACAAGCTGCACAGGCAGACCCTAGCGACCCTCGTTCACAGATTACAGCAGCACAGCAAACAGCGTCTTCAGTGGGCAGCCTACAGGCCGCACAGGGCAATGCAGTACTTATTAACAATCCTGTACAGCGTCAGATACAATCTGGTGAAATTATTACAGGCACAGGTGTAGACGCACAGGCTGCTGCTCAACTAACAGCACAGACCCAAGCTGCCGCAGCTACGGCTAATCCTAGCCAACAGGCAATGGTACAAGATCAGTTGTCCGGTCTGATGAACCAGTTCCAAGGTGGTGCTACACCAGCATGGGCAGCAGGTGCTATGCGTAATGCTACAGCGCAAATGGCTGCACGTGGATTGGGTGCGTCATCTCTTGCAGGTCAGGCTTTGGTACAAGCTGCTATGGAATCAGCTATGCCTATTGCACAGGCTGATGCAGCTACAATATCTAAGTTTGAATCACAAAACTTATCTAACAGGCAGCAATCAGCAATGCTTGCGGCTGAACAACGTGCCAGATTTATGGGTCAAGAGTTTGATCAGGCATTCCAAGTTAAAGTGCAAAATGCATCCCGTATTGCCGATATAGCTAATCAGAACTTTACAGCAGAACAGCAGGTACAGTTAGAGAACTCACGTGCTGCTAACACAATGAATTTAGCTAACTTGTCTAACACGCAGGCTCTTATCATGTCAGAGGCTGCAGCATTGGCGCAACTAGATACAGCTAACCTGAATAACCGTCAGCAAGCTGCCGTACAAAATGCACAGAACTTTTTGCAGTATGACATGGCTAACTTATCCAATCGTCAGCAAACCGATTTGTTTAAAGCACAACAACGTGTACAGTCTTTGTTTACAGATCAAGCTGCCACTAACGCTGCCGCACAGTTTAATGCATCAAGTCAAAACCAAACAGATCAGTTCTTTGCTAATCTTTCTTCTCAGGTTTCTCAGTTTAATGCAACACAACAAAATGCACAGTCACAGTTTAATGCTGGACAAGCTAACACAGTCAATCGTTTCAATGCGGAACTGAATAATCAACGTGACCAGTTCAATGCGCAGAACCAGTTAGTAATTGCGCAGTCAAACGCTCAATGGCGTAGGCAGATTGCTACTGCTGATACTGCAGCGGTTAACCGTGCTAATGAGTTAAATGCTAATGCTATCTTAGATATCAGCAAGCAAGCATATGATAATTTATGGAGTTACTATTCCGATACAATGGAATGGGCATGGACATCTGCTGAAAACGAATTAGATCGTATTACTACAATCGCTACAGCACAATTAGATGCTGATGCTAGAAAACAAGCAGCGGATGCTGCAGCCTCTTCTGCGGCAGGTTCTGCTATCGGTAACTTGGTAGGTTCTTTGGGTAGCGCATGGATCAAAAGTAAATTTGGTGTTTTTGGTAGTTAAGGAGTGAACGCATAATGTCTAATGAAATGATTGCTGCATATTCAAAAATGAAACAAACTGTACTGAGTAATAGTCAAACTAAACCAGACAACGAGCCAAAAGTTTTAAAAGGTCTATTGACAAGAAATAAAACAAGTGGTAAAATGGACAATGATGTAGATATTTTTCAACCTAAAAATAGAGTAGAAAAATATTTTCTAGCTATAAACAAACAGCGGAACATGTTAAATGGAAAATCTTGAACAGAAATTTGATGCACCTATTCCGGGTATGGGAATGACAGCAGAACTTGGCGGTAGACCGTGGCAATCACCACCCCAGTACCCTACCGTAGAGGGTGCTATTGATTACTACATTACTAGACTGTCAGTAGATGAGTTTTCGGATCAAATCGTTGACATTCTTGAGATGGGTGTTCCTGTTTCTACTTTAGTAAATATCATTCAAACATCTGGCGCAATGCAGGGCATACATACTATTGATGTAGGTATACTTATTGCTCCTGTTCTTATGGAATTTGTTATGTTTTTAGGGGACAGTGCAGGTATAGAATACACTGTAGGGGACGAAGATACGGACGAGCCTAGCAAAGCAATGTTAAATTCAGCTTTAAATAAATTTAAAAAAGCAGAAAAAAACTCAGCTACGCAAGAGCAAGAAAGTAATTTAGAAGCTAAAATAGACAGTGTTGCGGCTGTTCCTGTTGAAGAAAAACAGTCTACAAGTCTTATGGCACGGAGGTCTTAATGTTCAGTGGAAATTTTGCTAGAGGTTTTGCTACAGGTTTAGCTAATAAAGTCGCAAAAGAAATTGACGAAGACATGGAGAAGACGGAAGATAACATCAGTCGTCTTGCTGCATTGCGCCTTGAACGTGCCGCTAATAATGAAGCTACTAATAAAAAAACTAGACAAGAAAAAGAAGCAGAAATAAAAACAATGGTTAGTTACTTGGACGGCAATACGGATGCCGCACAGTACCTGATTGATAACTTTTCATATGATAGAGCAAAAACTATTGCTGCTAATTTGGCAACGCAAAAACAAAAGCTAGGTTTAAATCCTTTAGATCAAATTAGTCTTGCTCAACGAACAGGTAAAAGTGTGACTCTTGAGCAACTTATTGATAGCAATACACCGTATCTATCTTTAGCCCCGTTAGATTCGGTTAAGGGAAGTGTTGCTGTAGGTTTTGGAAAAATGTTCGGTGGTGCTGATGCATCTATGCAAAGATTAGAAAAGTTGTCTGAAGGCCAAATGGTAGCTGCTGGTATTGAAATGCCATCAGGTGAAGATGCATTAAAAACAATGCCGCCCACATTACAGGGTGATCTTAAAGAGTATATGTTGGGTAGGTTAGATACTCCTAAAGAAGAAGCTGAAAGATTATATATGCTGGCTAATAATCTTCAAGCAAAAGGTAAAAAAGAAGAAGCTGAAGCAATGAGAACAGAAGCACAATCACTAATGTTGATTGAGGAATCTACTAGGGCCACCACATCTACTGATGAAAAATGGACTACAGATAAATCTATAAAAAACGGAGATAATCTAGGAAAATCTTTAGCTATGGCTAATGGTTTAGGAACAGTGATAGACAAAAAAACCGGATTAATAACGGATATTTCTGGAGATGATAAGCAACGAACAGAGTATATAAAAAAGCAATCCTATCTACAAGAATTACTAAATAAATATATTATGGATAACGGAATAAAAAGTCATGGTACGGCAATGAGAGAATTAAAATTAGCCATTGCTGACAATTACATGATTTCTTATGAACCTCCTGCTGATGATGATGGTATGGGTAGGTTTGTGGTAAACAAAGATGCAAAACTGTTTACGGCTCCTTCAAATACAACTGCATCAGGTAATCTTAAATTAAATACAGGCACAGGCGGCGGTTCTGCTACGACTCCTCCATCCGGCGGTGGGGCAGCGGCTATTAATGCCCCCTCTGCTGCTCAACAGATAGTTGACCAGTTACTGCAACAACAACCCGGATCAGCAAAAGCAAATGCTTTAAAAAATATACTAATAAGAAAACATCCGGGTACAGCAATTCCTCAAGGATATTAAATGTCAACTCCATTATATCACGAGTATGTTCCAGAAGATTTGAATAAAGAAACATTAATGCAAGATGAAGATTTTGTAAATGATGCTGCTTACTTTCTTATTGACCGTGGTGGGTATGCCCCAGAAGAACTAGATACTGATGACAAAGTATACGATGCTTACATGGAACACTTCCGTTTTCAGAATGTAAATGAAGTAACTGCTTTAAAAGACATGACATATGCTCAAGAAGCTGATGATGAATCCCGTGCTAGAATGGGTCGTTTAATGGACACATTTGATAACATGGATAGTGACTTAGGTTGGTCTGCTGCTGGTGATTATCTGGAAGGCGTATTTAAAGCCCCCTCTACTTATGCGGGTATTTTTACTGGTGGTGCAGCTAAAGCAGGTGCGCTAGCAGCGCAGCAAAGCGTTAAATTTGGTATTCGTCAAGCCCTTAAAGAAGGAATGAAGACTGCTGGTAAATCTGTGCTTATAGAGGCTCCTGTTGCAGTAGGAACTGTAGCCGCACAAGAACAGACTCGTGTAGAAACAGGCGTAAAAGAAGAAATTGATTTAGGTGCTATGGGATTTGCTGGTTTAGCGTCTACTATTGCGCCTGCTTTAGTAGGACTGGGTGTAGGCACACAATCAGCACTCCGGTCTTTTCAAGCTGAAGAGATTGTAAGAGCAACAGGTAAGCAAGACATTGAAGCTATACAAACAGGCAATAAGATCAGTCAGACTATATTAAAAGGCGGCAGTAAAAAAGATGCAAAATTAAAGGCAAAAACAGCTAAGACAATACTGAATACTTTAACACTGGATGATGTTACTAAAAAAGCATTGGAAGAAACTATACCAGAAGAGTTAGCGGCAGGTTCAAAGATAGCAGAAAAGTTAGGTAAAAGAGGTAGTAACACCACGGCTGCAATTGACACACAGTTACTTCAGAATATAGCCACCGCAGGTGCTAGGGTATATCATCTTATACCACCACGCCTCAAAGAAGGTAGTTTAACAGATCGTATAACAGCAGGCAGTAAAGAGGATTTAGCTGAAAGATTTACGTCACGTATATCACGAGGTATACGTGAAGGTGTTTTGCCTAAGAATACACTACAAAAAATACTAGATGAACACAATGTTACCTCTGAACAACTAGGAACTATTATGGTTAATGATGCTTCAGCAGTAATTGCCGCAGAAGCTAGTCGTGCAGGTAAAGTTCTGGGGGGAATTAGCGCAGCTAAAGGTGCAGCTAAACGTGCAGTAGCTAAATTACAAGTAGAATTTAATGAAATAGACGATGGCCTATTAAATATGGGAGACTTTACCAGTAAGGCTTTACGCCGTGTTGAAGAAGAAACAGCAATACATAAACTAGGTCAGGCTGGTGAAGGTTTAAGAAACATAAATAAAGCGCGTATCGGTTTGATGACTATTCAGGCTGCCACGACTGTTCGTAACACAACAAACGGATATATGCGTAATTTTATTTATACTTTAGATAATTTGGGTACTGGTTTAATTAATTATGCTGGTGGTAATATAAAGAAATTAACTACCATACCTAAAAGTGATGCTGCTTTACAGGCTGATAATGCAGTTAAGTTAGGACGTGCGCAGATGCGAGTTGGCGCAGACGGTCTACTGTTTAAAGATTTAGTTCTTGGTATGAACTCAGCTTCAACCACCGCATTGACTAGACTAATGAAAGACGAAAGATTTGGTGCTAGTGAGATTGCTAGGCAGCTATTTAAAGATATGGGAGATGTTGCCAATACTACGGGTGCAGAAACAGGTTTATTGGGACTAGCGCGTAAGTTAAATACGTTTAACACAATGTCAGACAATATGTTTAAACGTGCTATTTTTGCACGTGAGTTAGACATAGCTATTCGTGCAAGTTCAAACAACGCACAGAATCTAGCGTCTACTTTAAAGGCAGGTAATTTTAACAAAATACCAAAAGAGAACTTAGCAGACGCTATGGAGAAAGCACTAGACTTTACCTATCAGACGGGTAAATTCAGAGGTAAAGATGGCATATTTAATTCTGCAGCACAAACCTTTATTGAGTTTGGTCAGACCACAGGCGGTTCTTTAGCAATACCATTTCCACGTTATATGGTAAATCAATTCAGGTTTGTGTATGAACATGCGCCTATATTTGGTATGATTGATGCAGGTGGAGTTTTAAACAAGTCTAGTTTTGCTGATAGAGCCGGAAAACAATTAAGCGGTTTAGCTTTAATATCTACTTTCGCTGCTGTAAGAAGTCAGTTTGGAGATGAGACCACTGGTCCTTATGAATATAAAGACCCTACATCTAATGACTTGTTTGATATGAGGGCTTCTCTTGGCCCCTTTGCCGCATTTGCAATGTTTGCTGACTATCTATATAGAAAAAATCCTGAGTTACCGGGTATGGGTAAACTGCATGACAATGATAAAGTCGCATCAGATATGCCTTACTCAGCAAAAGAATTTATCACTGCCATGACTGGTGGTCAAGGTCGCGCAGGCACACAACTAGATATTATTGATGGCACCGTTGATGTTATGATTAACGGTGTAGAAAACGGATTATCAGAAGATTTAATATGGGAAGCCGGAGCAAAGGCTTTAGGTAATTATTTAAATACATATACTGTAGGTGCTGGTGTAATAAAAGACATAGTGACTACAGTTGATCCTCGTTTCAGACAAGTTGCTGATAACACTGATGTTAGTCCCTTGGGATACATGCTGAAACAAGCAACTCGCTCCTTCCCTCAAATGACGGGCGATAAAGAGCAGGGAAGTTTGATGGGTTATACGGGTGTTGGGCCTCAACGTGACCAGTTAGAATCCCCTACTCGTTCTGGTGGATTACGTAGTGTAAACGCTTTCTTAAAACAGTTGACAGGTCTTACACCTAAACAAAGTAAAAATTATGTGGAAAAAGAACTAGACAGACTAAAGTTTGAGTACTATGAGGTAAGCCCTAAAAATATTAAATTAGATAAGCCATTGACAAATGAGGCAAGAGGTTTAATGGGCGAGTATATGGATAGGGAAGTTGGACGATACATTGCTGGACCCGACTATAATAGTTTAGCTAGTGATAAAATAAAACGTGCCAAGTTAAAAGAAATAGTTAATAAAGTTAGAAATGAAGCGCGTGAGATAGTGTTAGACCCTGAAAATACAGGTGTGGCTACAGGTGTTCTTTCTGACGCTGAAAGAAATCGGTCACTAAAAGTTTTATACTTAAATAAAGTACCTAGTGGAGAAAGAATGGTTATAGAAGAAACGTATAGAACACAAAACAATGGTCGTACTATAGCGGATGATGATGCGTGGGAAGCAGCTATAAAATTGTACAATGAATCAAAAGATACGTTCTAAGAACAAAAAAGAGGGGGCAATTAAGCCCCCTTTTCTATTACCTGTTATCCCCACTACCACCTAGCATACCCCTAGTTTTCCTGTCTGCAAGTTTCTCCAGATTATCTTCCATAACTCTACCAAGGTTAACTCCTAACTCTTGTGCCAGTACAGCAATATACCAACAGACATCCCCTAACTCCTTCGTAATCTCTGCACGTTTAGCTGGGTTATCTCCATCACGTATCAGCTTCTTAGCCTTGTTAGCAATCTCACCTGCTTCACCAGACAGTCCTAACGTCAAGTACGCTAGGGCTGTTTCTTTTGGAAAGATGGCTGTCTCACAAGCCTTTTGCTGGTATAGTGCCGCTGTAATGCCACTCATTTGTTTCTCCTTCATCCACTGTTTAACTTCTTGTTCTAGCTTCTTCATTGCGTTTTACTTTCTGTAAATTCACATGGTAGGCATCATTCCATCCTCTCTGCCATTCTCTTGCCTGCATTGTATTTGGATCAATGGGGCAGGTTAACTTTCCCTTTTGAAATGCTTCCTGCCCCCACTCAAACTGGATGCGTAGTGGTGCATCATACTTACTTAGTCCATTACGCCGCAACTTTATCTCCTTTAATTTGGTAATTGAAAAGTTTAATCGCTGTAACCTTGTCAATCTTAAACCACTCACCCTTACGTTCTTCAGCAAAGTGTTCAAAGACTTTATGCATTTCCTTTTCTTTTTCATGTCTGTTGTTTACTTGAAGTTTTGCTATTACTTTGTAATCACGAAAAGGTGAAGACGTTTGGTAGCCGTTTAGTCTGTCATCAGAGTTAACTGCTTTACCAACCTTTACCCACTCAGGCCACGCAGTATTCACAATGATGTACACTTCACCTTCGTCAATGCTCTCAATCTTATCATGTGACCAAGCATCGTCTAGTGATTTGTATCGACCGGGTTTGTGTAGTGGATGCTTCTTGGAAATCTCCTTACCGTTAACATACATCCTTTGTGCGTCACGCTTACGTACTGCTTCAGGGTTATCTTTGTAGTACATAGGATTACCTGTGTAGGGGTTAGCTTTAAACCTTTCAAAAATCATGTTACTCTCCCTCTGGCTGCGCCTCTGGGGTTTCGTTTACAGAAGATACCAGCATTTTGCTGAAAGCATCCTGCGCTACAGCAAGCTGGTCTAGGTCAAACCTAGCTTGTGCAATTTTGTTGTTCAAAGAAGCAACATGATTAACCATAGCCTTCTGGTTATCTTCTAGTTCTTCAAAGTTGTACTCTTTACCATCAATGGTAATCATTCGGTTCTCATCGTTCATTTTCATTCTCCTTCTGTTTCTGTTTAAGTTTCTGCCATTCTTCATAGCTAGGGTGACTACGTGGGGGATTGAACTGTATCCAACCATCCCCACGCTTCCACACTAACTTACCACTAAGCTGCTGCGATGTCAACTATTTCACACACCCCTGCAGTACAGGCTAACTCACGCCCACCTGAAGTT